TTTCCGTTTTAACAGAAGGGGGCATATGAACTCAATTTTTGATAAACTTATAACCAGAATGACCGAGGCTAAACCCGTAAATTACAAAATGATTAAATGCGAACTAAATACATAATCCTATAATTCTATTTTTTAATCATTTTTGTTTGATTAATGATAAGAGACTATGGACTGAGTATTTGTTTTTATACTTCCCTAATCAGTTACCAATGTTTGCGCAAGGCATCGTTTTATATTATCTGTTATACGGCAAAGATAGCATCAAAATGAGCTCAAAACAGCTAATGGTTATATCTATTACACTGCTTGTGGGACTTGCTGCCCCACAAACGCAATTGGTGCCCGAGATATTCTATTACGGATTAGCCTTTTTAGTATTAGTGATCGCATTACGTGGCATCCGCTCGAAGTTGTTGTTTAATTTGTTCTTCTTATACATCGGTGAAATCAGTTATACCTTGTACTTATCACACTGGGCCGTAATTTATTTTGTACGAAAGTTTAAATTGATTAACCTATTTTCGGTTTACAATGAACCATTGGCTGTTGGCAACTTCATTTTAAACTACGGCATAATTTTAACATTCAGTATTGCCATATCAACGCTACTACATTACACCATTGAACGACCTATGCAAACCTTAGGTAAAAAACTAAGCAAGAAGCGGGTTAAACCGGCTTTAGACGCGGTTTAAAAACTAATAAGTATCCTTGATTAAATCTGCAAATGTTCCGTTGAACTTCCAATACCATATTTGGCTTTGAAACAGTCCGCTATTGCTGCAATACTCTGCAAACAAAAAGCATTTGTTATCAGCTGTTTGTATAAAGAAAGGGTCGGCTAATTGGTCTGTAGGTGAAAACGGATGGGCTTCTATCGCAAAGAGCGGCGCTTCTCTTACGACACACGTAACAAGGTCCACAGAAGTGCTGTAAGCCAAATAATCAGGTAGCACTTGACCAAGTACTGGTGAGTAATGATAAAATATATGCCATAAGCCGTTATCATAAAAATGATGTGCGCCGCAATAAGCTCCAGCATTATCAGGCTGAAGATATGGTAAGCTATTTACAAAAGTCCAACCGCTTTCCAAGCTGTTAGAATTAAAGCGGTGAAGCTTCCAGATATTAGAACTACTATCCAATATCTCTACTATCATTTCATATTTACCATTAACCTTAAAAGGATAGACACTTGTATTACCACAGCCTGCACCACCAGTAACGGCTGAATAATTTATGACTTGACCCAAGTCAGTAAAAGTTATTCCATCACTGGATTTGTATAGATATACAGTTCCATTTACGTAGCCGTTAGTTGCATAACAATAGTAAAAACCATTTGATTTTACTACCATAGAACAATTGGCCTGCCTGCCTGCTGGTGCGCCACCTGCGCCTTTACCTATAATAGCCACCGGGTTAACAGACCAGGTGCCCTCTAAATCGCTTGCTGTTGCCAGATACATGCAGTTGTCGTCTGCCGTTCCATCACTCCCGGTAAAGTAAATCTTAAATGTGCCGTCAAATTCCTGAATTATCGAAATCTCTAAAACGCCTTTATAGCCGACACCCAAAGCCGATGGCAATAATTTAGGAATGCCGGTTATGGGCATAAGTCGGTTACGCAATGTCGGAACTGTTCCGTTAAACATTAAGAAAGGTAATACGCTCATCTGATTATCTCCCCCATGCTGTCATTAATGTAGCCAAAGCGGCGTCAAACGCATCCATTTTAGCGCCTGTCATGCCTTTACCGATTGATATAAAACCGATTTCCTGATCGCTGTAAGTCTGTAGCGTTGTACCTCCGATATCCCCGGCCCCAAAAGCTGCAAATTTCACGGAAGACGCTAAAACAGGATTTAGGGCACTTATCTCAAGTGCATGAACACCGTTTCTAAACAGCTTACAATCATTTCCTAATCTGGATAATATGTAACGGCCGCTTGGATCGGAGGGTGCGTAAGAACCGACATAAACGCCATCAATATCATAATAGCCATTCGATTGTCGAGGCGAAATATAAGTATCAACGACCTGGCCACTAGTCACACCCCTTATGCCTACAGCATCAGTACCCGCGCTAACTGTTTTTCTTAAATATGCACATAGGTGAATATTGTCGCCGCTGCCTAAATCGTCGATAGACAATCCTAAGTCCATCCATCCAGTAGAACCGTCTCCGGTGCTTCCTGTTGAAGCATGCGTAATAGTGCCATGAAGTACTCCGTCATGCCCGCCTTTAAAACTTAAAATATTAGTAGCTGCCGTACCACCTTCTAACAACCACATCTCGGTTATAGAATTATAAACATTAGCCGTTTTTAATGCAGTAATAAAATTTTGAACGGCTGTTTTTCTCGGAGTAGAAATACCATACCCGGCAGTAAGCAAGCGGGCTGCCCAGGCATCTATTTCATGCGGGTATTCGTCCGCATTTTGGAAAATGGTTAAGTTATAGTTATAGCCGTCAAACATATAAACAAATATGTTTACCACATGTAATGTGTTAATATAGTTACCTGATGTAGATGCTTTGTTAAAAGCAGAAAAATCAACCGTATGAACTCCATCTGCTATTACCCTCTGTATAGCCCCACACCCGGCTACAGCCCCGGTAGGGTCTGGGGTAACGGTGATATTAGTAGTCATTATATGCTGCGCTATATTGGTTATTCCCGCAGTAAAAGGTACGCTTTGGGTATCGGCTATTTGTACAGGCAGGGCACTATCACCACCCCCGCCCGGCGGTGTCACCCAATGCGTATCGTTATTCGCATTTGAGTTTTTTGCTAAAATTTGCCCGGTTGTGCCTCCTGTTGGTACGCCCGGCCCTTGCGGGCCTGTAGCGCCAGTTGCTCCGGTGGGTCCTGTTGGTCCTGTCGGGCCTGTGGCACCGGTAGGTCCTTGCGGTCCTTGTGCTCCTTGGGGCCCTGTTGCTCCATCATCGCCTTTTTCTCCCTGCTCGCCAATGATAGATATTCCGTCGCCCCAGGCTCCGCTGGCTTTTGTACCGAAAATGGTTAATGTATTGGTGTTAATGTAAAAATCACCATCCGAGCCATCGGTTGAGTTGGAGGGGTTTGTGGTACCGCTAAGTACACTTTTCCCGGCCTGGCCGGTATCGCCTGTTTCGCCCTTTTCGCCGCGTGGGCCTTGCGGACCGGTTTGCATAGAAAATACCTGGCCCCAGCTTCCTTCGCTTTTTAAATAGAAAGTGCCCGTAAGGGTGTTGATATAGGTGTCGTTGTTTTTGCCGGTGTTTGATGCCGGCAGGCCTGCGCCGTACAGGATAGTGCCATCTGCTCCATTTGTTTCAGGGAGCGTGTAAACAACAGACCAGGTGCCCGATATTTTTTGTGCAAATTGTGAGGTGTTGGTTTTCAGGAATACATCACCATTTTTGCCGGCGTTATTTTGCGGCAACACCGTGCCGAAGGTTATAGAGGCGCCCGACGAAAAGTTGGCGGCCAGGTATTGCAGTAGTGTGCTTATAGAGAATTGATAATCGACACCATTATTTACCAAAATGGAGATATCGTTTGCCCCAATGCTGGTGAGCACGGGTAGTTCGCTTATTTTTTTATCAGTTGCCATAAATTAAGAATTCGTTGGTGAATTGATGTGCGCTGTAATTATCTGCCGGGCAATTAAAATCCGATTTGTCTACTCCCCGTATGCGCGGACCCGGTTGCCTGGCACTCTTGTTTTTTTGATTATAATGCCATGCCGGGAAATCCTCCTTATGGTCTATTAAAAATCGTTCGGCCTCATTGGCGTAAGCGTTGGCCGTACTCCGTTGTTGCTGCACCAGTTTTGCCAGATCTTTTGACGGCAGGGCATCGGCGTTTTCGTGTTTTTTAATTACCGGGCCCGTAGCCGAATAATGCACAGCATCTGCTTCTATAAACCTTGCGAAAGCGAAATAGGCCAGGACAGGTTGCAAGCCTTGATGTAATACAATATAACCTTGTTCGTCCAGGTATTCGCTGCCGTTGAGCAGATCCTTGTAATGCTGGGGGGCATCGTCTTTAAGCGTGCCATCTGCATCTAGGTGCTTTATCAGGTCGTAATACAGGGCATAACCTAAAAAGGGTTTCAGGTCAAGTTCCTGCGCTTTTTGGATGAAGGTTTTCATCCGTTCGGGTTTTACGTTGGTGGCAATGTTTTCGTATCGCTGCAGGGTGGCGGGGATTATAAGGTTTAGCATAGCGCGGCCCCCCAACCCCCTGAAGGGGGAGCTGTTAATTTATTATACATAATTTGAATTTTAAATTGATGTTCATTGAATAGCATGAGCAACCACTAAGCTTGCGGCCCACACATCGCTTCTGCTTCCGCCGGTTTAAAGCCGTAAGCGTAAATTAGGGCGGCTATTTTGTTTTCTGTTGGGATGGTAGATTGCAGTAGTTGATTTACAGCCGCCCCGGCTTTAAGGCCAATATTGTCATCAGATACATTTGCCGGTACTGGCACTATCCGCCAGTTGTTCGATGGGTTGATGGCCGTGTAATAATGGCTAAAAATTTCTTCCAGCGTTTCGCTTAGTTCCTGCCTGTCGGCGGCCGTGTTATCGTTAAACTCGCTGATGGCCTGTTTCTTTTCGCTGCCATTGCTTAAGCCCGATGATTTCTCCGGATTGATAAGTTCTTTCGGCACCGAAAAACCTTTGATAATCCTGGCTTCTACAGATCGTTCCGTAATCTCGAAAAGCTTATCGTTGTTTTGGATAGCATAAGGCTGAAACTCGGGTTTGGCGCTCTCGTCCTCGTATTCAATCACGATGATCTTTTGCGCACTCTTAGCGCCCTGAAAGGTGCCTAAATCCCGCTCCAACTGCGATGGCGTGTTGTTGCCGCTGCCATTATCTGTACTATTGTCAGCCTCTTCGCGGCGCGATTGCATGAACAACATGGTTGAAGGCAGGAAACCGGTGGTTACTTCGCGGTTGTTAAAGATTTTGATACCGGCTTCAGTTTCGAAATCTTCCCAAACACTGTCGGCCTCTATCAAAGGGTAGTCATCAACCTCGGGGTTGAAATAGTAGAGCTGCCCCTTGTATTTATCCCAACCACCTGCTGTTTTAACCTGCTGCCTTATTGTAGCCTCATCTGGGTTGTACTTATCCAGAAAGGTAATCTTGCTGCGCATAATGTTCTTCCAGGTTTTGCGGCCCCAATCGTTGTAAATGGCAAACTTGCCGGCAGTATCGGCATTGTCGATATCGCCCATGCGCACGTCTTCGAATTTTACATAGTTTACCGAAGCGATTTTGAAGTTGGCGTTATAATTTACGTGGATGGCGAAACCGCTAAACAGGGCCTTATCCGTGGCAATAGCTTTTAATAATTTAGCCAGGGTAAGCCCTTTATGGTTAATTGCTGCTTTGCCAACCGCCACGTCTTCCAATCCATTGCCGGCGATAAATTTTGCCCGTTTGTTCCAGCAATCTTTGGCCGTGGGCGATTGCGCCACCAACTCCAGCATGCGCTGTGGATAGGCGTTATCCATATCGTAGTTGAGGATGCCGAAGGTTTGATTGGGCCTCACCAGGATGCGCCTTTCTATTTGTGGTAAGTAGGTTTTCATATTTTTTGATTACACCGATTTTGAGGATTGATTTCACCGATTAACACCGATTGTTTTGCAGGGGCGATTCGCTTTCTTTTGGCTTTAAGCTTTCGGCTTTTCGCTTCTTCCGAACTTTTTGGTTTCACCTCTTGTGGGTTAGCCACAAACAACCCCGTTATATGCGGGTATTTTTGCAGATACCATTCTGCTTCTTCGTCGGTAAGGTTATCGTTGTTATGAACTGCCGGCGAGCCTGGTGCAAACTGATGATTGCCCGGTTTTAAAATGTATTTTTTCATAGATTGGGTCATGGAGTCGTTGCTTTACTTCATTGCTATGAAGTCATTGAGTCATTGCTTCGCAGTCATTGGGTCATTGCTTTGCAGTCTTTAGATACCGGCAACTTAAAAAATGACTCAATGACTCAATGACCCAATGATTAATGATTTTCTAAGCTGCCAGTGCTTCCAAAGCGGCAAGCGTGCTGGCGTATGTTGCCGAACCGCTGCCCGAGGCTATAGATACTGCGCGTGGCGGGTAAGGCTCTTTCAACTTATCGGGATTAGTAAGTTTGATTTTGTAACCACCATCCAGAGTTTCGTCGGCTGCGTTGCGTTCTGCTTCTGTTACGATGAGGCCGTTCACGGCACCGAACAATTCGATGGCCGAATCGCTATCCTTATAGTTGTTTACTGCTATAGCGCGTACACGGCCGTAGCCCATGGCCATCAGCTGTGCCTTTACATCTACCGATAAGCCTGCGATGTTAAAATCTATCTCCTCGGTATAGCGTGGGCCTACCTGTGTTTTGGCCAGCTTACTCATGGTGTTGAAGCTATTGTTGGTTCCCTCGAATTTGTAAACTTTGGCACTGCCCACTGCGGTAAGGCCGGTGATGATGAGCGGGTTGGCGGCATCGTAAGTTAAGGTGATATCATCCTGGTTAAAGATGTAAACCACATCTTCTATACCGGAGGTAATTGGCTCGCTGGTGCCAAGGCCGAAGCCTGCGTTGATTTTATTGTAGATTGACATTTTTGGTTTATTAAGTTGAATGGTTGATTAGGTGAATGGTTGTGTTAGTTGATTAAGCCGGGCGTTAAAACCACTCACTTAATCAACTCAATCAACCACTCACTATGCGCTTAGGTAGAACAGTTCGTTTGCGAATTTGAAGTTTACCGCTGCTTTCATGCGGGCCTTCATGCGCACCACGTTATCGTTGGTGTAGGGCTTCATGTAAACGGTGGAAAGTTCGGAAGCATCGCCCAAAAGATCTACGCCCAGAAACAGGTTTGAGGAGCGGGCACCCAATATGGTGTTTGCCTGCCAGTGGTTCATAATCTGTAGCGGCAAGCCCAGGTAATCCATCTTTTTCATATCGGTAAAGGCATTGATTACGTTCAACGCTTTGTTAGCTTGTGCCTGTGCGTAAGCATAACCTACGTGTAAAGGGATTTGCAGGTTAAAATCCTCCTGGATACGGTCGGCGGGGTCTAGCTGGGCGTAAACGCTGCCCAATACCTGTAATACGTTGCTTACGTTGATATAGTTTATGGTGGCCGCCGTAGCGGTGTTGCTGAAGGTTGCCGGTTTACGGCTGTTTACCTCATTGTAATTGCGCACCAGTTTAAAGGTGGTAGCACTTTGTATCTGGATAAAGTACGATTGTTTTTGGATAGCAATACCACTACCACCGTTTGTGGTATCGCGGATGCTGCCGGTAACATTGGTAATGGTTACCACGTCGCCGTCGGCCAGGGTACCGGTATCTGCTACGGTTACGATGCCGTTTGCGTCGATAGCTGTTGCAGCCATTGATGTAGATGGTTTTGTAAGGCCAACTTTATACACGCCGGATGCTGCTGCAATACTTGGTAACAAGCCCGGGAACGCAGCGGTGAAAGAGGCTTCTTTTGTGGAAGATTTACCCAGCCAATACAAGCGCTCGTTGGCAATTTGTATTTTGGTGAGGTAACGCTGCACCATAAAGTCGCTTAAATCTACCACTCCTTCATAATCCTGGAACGAGCCGGGTTTAAGGCTTTGGCCTTCCCATGATTGGATGAGTTTATCCCATTGTTCCTGTTTCATAAACTCGTAAACTACCGGGTCCAGGTAGCTTTCGGTTTGTAGGGTGGTGGTGCCCTGGTCGGTAAATATGCCGCTTGGGTCTTGCAGTACCACGTCGTCGTCTACATCAAGTATTACTTTGCGTGCCTTTACGTCGTTAATAACGGTTAGCAGCCCGCGCTTTACCGAGTCGGCCTCCAGCAGCGTGCTTGCCATAAATCCTGCCAGCGCTTCGCCGGCATAGGTGTTGTTTGTAAATGTGAATTGAGCCATGTTTAGTTAGAAATGTTTGAAAAAGTTAGAAAGGTTAAAAAAGTTGGAAGGGTTGGAAAGGTTGATCGGTTGTAGAGGAAAGGGAGTTGATGGGATGGAAAAGCAAAAACTTTTTTAACTTTTCTAACCCTTCTAACCTCTCCAACTACTTCGCCACCGCTTTCCTTACCGCATTTTGGGCCAGGGGGCTTTGGGGGGCAAAGAAGGGTTGGGTTTCGGTTTTGGCCTTGGCGCTGCGTTTAGATCCTTCGGGTGTAAAATTGGATTTGATCTCATTTTTGATCTCTTCCCGCGTTTGCTTCAGGCGCTTACCTGCCTCTTCCAGTGCAACCTTTGCCTCGTTTAGCAGGGCGTTCTGGGCATGTAGCCTGGCCTTCACCTGTAAAAGGCGGTTTTGTATTTCGGCAGGTTTTTTCGGCATTTTCGGTTTTTCGGTGGGCATATCATCTTCCTCATTGCCGGTTTCTTCGGTTTCAGTGCTGCTCAGTTTTTCTACCTTACCTTCTTTAATGGCCAATTGCTGCCCTTCGGGCGTAGTGTAGGTGTCGGTAGTGGCGGGTGTGCTCATGTCTTCGTCCTGGTAAACCTCCGTGCCTTCGCAAAGCTCGCCGCTGTGGTGCAGGGTGCCTTTGTCGGTAATGGTGTGCTTGTTTACCACTTTCTTAAAAAAGTTCATGATTTTATCTAAAACCGAGGAGGTTTTTTCGATCAGTTCTCTGTTGTCCATATTTGTGTTGTTTTGTTTGTTTAAGATTTTGTTTACGCAGCGTTGGTAAACCGCCGGTGCGGTGTCGGTATATTTTTTGATGAGGGCACTGTTGATAACGGTATCGGTATAATCTTCTATGGCATCTACAAAGCCAAGGTTCAGGGCCTGGTCGGCAGTCATCCAGGTAACGGCATTGATCAGGCTATTTACCGTTACACCGTCCAGCCCCGATTTGTCTATATATATCTGCGCCAGGCGCGATTGTACTACGTTCAGCATCTGTACATCCTTTAAAAGCTCATCGGCATTGCCGCCGCTGCCTACCATGGGCTTGTGTATCATGAGCAGGGCGTATTTACTCATTACTATTTTTTTGCCTGCCATGGCCACTACCGAGGCCGCCGACGCTGCCAGCGCATCTATGTAAGTGGTTACGTTGCCCGGGTACTTTTTCAGCAGATCGTATATGGCAATGGCATCGAAAGCACTGCCGCCAACCGAGCTGATATGTACCTCAACGTCTGCGCCGGCAGCTGCATCGAGTTGTGTTTTGATGAATGCGGACGAGAGGCTCCCCGAGCCAATGCAATCCGTTTCGGTATCGTATAGGTATATTTTCATTTTTTTTTGATTACACAGATTTTGATGTGATTTCACCGATTCCACCGATTTTTTTGATTTCACCGATTGTTTTGAAGGGCCTGGAAGATTGTCTGAACCTTGATTTTCTTGATTTACCTGATTGCGTGATTAAGGGATGGGGTTAATCTTGTTGAATCCTGTTTGTGTTTGATATGCTGATTGGCATAGTTTCTGGATTCGAATTTTGTCTGAACTTTGATTCGTAGGATTTCTCTGATGACCTTGAATAGAATCTTTTAGTCCTTTAATCAGGTAAATCAAGGTTCAGACAATGGAACTATACAAATATCGGGACTAATTTCTGTTGTGATGGTGACAGGGTTTTGTCAGTGAGCGAATTTGTCTGAACCTTGATTTTTAGGATTTCCCTGATGACCTTGATTAGAAATCTTTTAATCCTTTAATCGAGTAAATCAGGGTTCAGACAATGGAACTATACAAATATCGGGACTTTAATTTGTTGTGATGGTGACAGTGTTTTATCAGTGAGCGAATTTGTCTGAACCTTGATTTTTAGGATTTCCCTGATGACCTTGATTAGAAATCTTTTAATCCATTAATCGAGTAAATCAGGGTTCAGAACTGAACTATACAAATATCGGGACTAATTTCTATTGTGATGGTGACAGTGTTTTGTCAGTACTTCTATTTTCACCGATTGCACTGATTTTTTGATTTCACCGATTGGGATTTGATAGGCAATCAACGACATCATTTAATCATTCAAATCAGCGGTTCAGATCGTGTCCTCGAAGCTATTCAACGCACGCCATATAGTGCGTTCATCTTTGCCGAATTTTGCCTCTGCCTCCAGCACTGCCTGGTTTTTGGTGATGCCGCGTACCTGCATCTGGGCGTGTACCCACAGGTAAATTTCGCGGTAGCTGAATATTTTACTGGTGATAAAGCCAGCCTTATACATGGCCGAGAACGTGCCGTTATCGAATAGTGTGTTTGCTGTTTGGATGTCCATTAGCCCCTCCCGTCCCCTAAAGGGGATGCTTTTTGATTGGTTAAGTGATTGTACTGGTTAATAAATTCTGTTCCCCCTTCAGGGGGCTAGGGGGCTACAAATTCACCCTGTTCACTGTTTGGGCCAGTATGTTCTGCTGGTTGTTTACATCTTTCACGTCCACATAAATAGGGGGGAAGTTGTTGATCATTTGGTAGGCGAGGGTGTTGGCCAGGTCCTTTACGTCGTTCATGGGTTGGTTGTAGTAGCGATTGGCGTTGCCACCATCGGTAAATATGCCACCTACAGCGTAACCCTTGCCCATATTGGGCACTGAGAAGTCGCGACCGCCATGGGCAACGTTGATAGCGCTGACCAGGTTACGCGCCCATGGATTGCGCATGGCCTCAGACACCACCACGGCTTCGCCGCTGCGCAGGTAGGCGTTGGTGTTATCGGTACGGCTGTAGCCGGGGAGCAGGGCGCCGCGGCCATCGGAAAAGTACTGCCCGCCAGCAGCGAAGCCTGGCTTTTGTTTGGCGATGGTAGCAATGGAGGCGGCACCCTGGCCGGCTATGAACGCGGCCTGCGCAATGGCCAGTGCCTGGCCAATGAATGGCAGATGTGCATATCCCTCAAAAGAACCGACGATGCCTTTTTTGGTACTGATGATCACATCGGCTATGGAGGTAGCCTTTTTAGCCAGGAAGGCGGCTTTGTATATCGCCGAATCTTTTTTGGTATTGGCCAGCACGGCGTTGATGTATTTATCGCCGGCGTGGATTTTGGCGTTGTTAAGTTGCTCTTCAACTGCTGCCTTCTTTTTGGCGAAATCGCTTTCGATAGCGGCGGTGTCTTTGCCTGTTTTTTTTGCCGCTGCCATGGCTGCCTTATACTGCATATCCAGCAATTGCTGTTGTTGTTGTAGCGCTCTTATAGGGTGGCCGCTTTCTTCGCTGTTTTGAATACTGCCGCTTAACTTAGCCTCTTGCCTTTGTTCATTCGCATCGGCTTTGGCTTGAATGATGTCAGCCTCTTTTTTTGCTTGCTGCGCCAGGAAATCCAAATGAATGGTGTCAGCGTCGTTTTGAAGCTTTCGCTCACGTTCGATGGCTTCCTTTAAAATTTCTGCTTCTGCAAGCTTGCCGTTTATTTTTAATGCTTCTACCTCTGCCTTCTGATTTACGACGTTAGTTTCCGCCTGCTTTTTACGCGTTTCGTATTCGGTGTTTTCGTCATCGGTTTCTTGTTTTATGCGGGCCAACGATTGCTGCGTTGCGTCTTTTATGCTGTTTATCTTTATTTCATTTATAGTTTTTTGATTAGCGGCGAGTTTGTCCATGTCTTCTTTTTCAAATCTTGCGGCTATTTGCTGCAACGTTGCTATACGCTCGCGTTCCAGTTGCTCAAAAACGGCTTTGTTGGTTTTGTGCGCGTCCTTCAGCTTTTCAAAATGCTGGTTTGCTTGCGCTACCTCTCTGGCATAACCATCAAGTGTTAGCATCGCCATCCGGCTTTGCGAATCTAAGAGGGCTTCCAGTTCCCTATTCTTGTCCGGGCCGTCAGTTTTTGATTTGTGATGTCCCGTAATATCGGCCACACTGTAATTAGCTAATTCTTTTTTCGCCTCCTTTATCCGTTTGATAATAGGCACCGCATCTTTTTGGAATGTTTTGGAATGCGAATCCAACCTATCTAATTGCGTTTGCTGGTCGTCAATTACGGTTTCCCAATATGCTTTGTTTTGCGCCGGATTTATTATAGGTTTAGGGGCATAGCGTAAAAGCGATTCTGCGAGGGTTTTGTCTAATTGAGTTATTTGGTCCGTTATTATCTTATCCCTTTGCACCATCGCTGCAAACTTATCATCTGCGGCATCTTTTGTTGAGTAGCTGGAAGTTAGGGTAACGCCAAAGCTGCTCGTAAAACTGTTACTAATTTGTTCGTCTTTTTTTTTACCGGTATTGTAGTCGTTTTTATCTTGCTTTGCTGCATCGTATTCTGGTTTTAGTTCGAGGCGCTGTTTAACCAATTCGATTCGCTTAGATTGTATAGCTTCTTCCATAGCGCGCCTGTTTAGCGATTTTGTGTACGCATCCATTAAAGCCGTGCCCTCTTTGGTTTTTATATTCTCAAGCGTTAGGTTTTTCAGATACTCAGGTGAGAGAGCGTTCAACCTCTTTATCGCTTCCATCCTGTTTTCTTTCGACAGGTTTTCGTTATTAGCTACATTAACCAACATTTGAACTTCTGATATTTCGCCCGATATATTTTCTACATATTCAGTCATCACTTCCTGGTAATTTTTAAGTTCCCTTGCTGCTTGTTTGGTTTTTTCGGACTGGAACACTTCACCCAAATAATCCAGTACGGCTGGCCCATAAGTAGTTATTAAAGTAAAAGCTGCCGAAGCGAGCCCCAACCAGCCCGATAATGCCTTTTTTGATATGTCCATCAGTTTTCCTGCTACCTCCAATACGTCGGAAAAGCTTTTATAGGTGTCTGCCAGGTCTTTTATCGTGGTTTTAAATTTGGCACCCCAGGTAACTGCTTCTTTGCTTTGTTCATTTTGCTTCAACATGGTTTTGTTGAGGCTATCTACAGCGGTTTTTAAGCTATCGAAGGCGGCTTTATACTGCGGTATTTGCTTTACGCTATCTGCGTTGATATTGATATCAACATTAATTGTTTGGTCTGGCATAGCAATATGTTTTATATTCTAAATGGCATAATTCAACTCAGCGGAAATGACGCCGTTGGCTAATTCGAAAAATGTTTAATCTTGGATGTTGGTTAATTTGCCGTTATCGAAGTAATAATATTTCGTGTGGTTGCTGTAAACCCACTGTTCGTGCACTGTGTACGCATTGGTAGAGCGGTTTATCTTTTCGGGTTCGCCTTCAATTAACAATACGATGTTTTTATTCATACCGATATAAACGTCGCCTTTTTTTATTGTTTTGATGAGCGATGGTGTGAGGTGGTACGTTAGTACAGGGTCTTTAAGGAAAAAACCGTCGGTAATACGATTGCGCTTTTCGAAAACCGTTTTCCCGTTTACCGTATGGGTCATATATTCTTGATAATTAGCTGAGGTGTTAAAATCGGTATCGAAAAAAACAGTTGTACCATTGGCAACCTTTGCAAATATCCGGCACGGATTAAAAGTAGTGCCCGAAAAGGAAACCCTTGTTATGGTTGCGGATGTAAACCGTAAATCGGTGTTGCCAAGTTCGCCGTACGTTTTGTTTGCATCGTTATAGGTACCCAGTTCCTTGTTTTTAATCCAAACTCTTTTGCCAATGTTCAATTTACCTAAAGAATCAATTGAAGAACGCATTGCTTTCGTTCCGTTATTGATGATGTCGTTAACAGCGGCTTCGTCTTCAATGCAAGTTAAATCATAAAAATCGGGCGGGTAATAGGTGCTCAAAACGTAAAATGCGTAAAAAGTACCGATATCTTTATTGTAAAGCTGTATGTAATACGCCAACCTGCTGCTGTCATAAGCGGCTGCGCCGGTGCACTTAAAAACTTTATCAAAAATTAAGCTATAGTCGGTACCTCTACCGTTTTTTAATGGCATTACGTAACGGTCTTCCTCACCAGGCTTTTTATTTATATTATAAACAAGTGAAGTTATATATAGATCAGTCCGGTAGGGCTTATTCAGCTTAAAAGTCTTGCCAACAAAATCTGCGTCGGTAACTTTTACCCACGGCAACTGACCGTACGAAAAGGAAGATAACAAGCACAAAACAGTAATTATAGATAGCTTTTTCATAAGTGATAGATTTTATAGTTAGGGTTTAGGATGCACCTTTAAGTAATGTTTGCTAAAAATATTGGTAAATATAATTATGTAAAATGTAAGAAGCAAACGTTTTTTTTAAGTATTGAAAAATAAAAGCTTGTAACAACAGGCTTCAAAGGCCATTCAATTTAAAAGCAAAAAACATGGTTAATAATATAAAAAAGGAGGACATATTGGTTATTACACAAGAAAATGCTGCCTTCAGCATTTTCTTTTACGCTGATGATGCCAACGAAGAGGTTGAGCCTGGCTTTTTTGCTTAATCAGCCCCACTCAACCCTCCCGGGAAGGGAGTGCTTTAAAAAGTCTCTCCTCCAGGTGAAGACAATAGAGGGGCCTACCCCAGCTTTACCAGCTCTACCCTTACCGGCTGCCCTTTGCGCCAGCTGTCTATTTTATTGATGTAGTAGTAGGCGCTATCCTGCTCCAGGTATATGGGGATGAGCAAATCCAGCTCCAGTATATCGCGCGGGTTCAGTATGAAGTAGCGTACTACTTTTTTGGTTTGCTGCAGTATCTTTTCCAGTTCTGGGTAGTAGGCTTTACGCAGATCTTCCCAAAGCAGGCTGTATTCCTCGCCGGATTTGTAGAAGTAGGGTACCGATATATAATCGTTCACGTATTTATCGTTAGCGGGGTTGCCATCGGTAAATTTGACGGTTTTGCCGCCGTAGTTACGCAGGTCTATCTTTTTATCGATGAGTATCCTTGGCGATACGCCGATGCTGAAATCATTATCGGTGCTGCCGTCCTCTATCATTTTTATCAGCGCGATGCTGTTGCCGATGTATGGGCGGTTTTGGGTGGGGGCAAACTGGCTCTCGAACAAATCCGCGCTGGCCGGCAGGGTTTTATCCTTTACGTTTATCTGGCTATCGGCGAAGCCTTTCGGTACTACGGCGTCGTCTTCCTTGTATTTCAGATAGTTCACCTGGGCGTAGTTGCCAAGCTGAAAGCTAATGCTCTTGCCCTGGTCAAGGCATTTACGGCTCCAGTTTTTGGCAATGGGTATATTGCCTACAATATCTTTGAACGACGCAAAGTTGATACTGCGGGTGTTGCTATCGGTTTGGCAAACTATGCCGAAGCGTTGTAAAACATCTTTAAGCAGGTCTTTCTGGGTAATATCGGGGAAGATGCGTTCGCATTGCACATCCTGCCCATACAAAACCTGCTGGCTGGTGGGACTTATTTCGAACGTTGCGCCGGCGTAAAGCGTAAACTGTGAGGGGCGTTTCTCAAAGAACTCATACCTAACGTTTATCTGATCGCCAATGGCCATGTCTGTTTGTGCCGATACAATGATGTTCTCAGGTTCAACATAGCCCAATAACCCTCCGCCCGATGTGCCCGGCACCCGGGTAAACGTGGCAATATCTATGGTGTGTTCTACCAATATCTCGTCGGCTTCGGTTTGCTTATGGATGGAAATTTTTAAATATGATCCGTGCGTCGGGTCGGGTTTGCCCTGGAATCTCATCCTGGGGATGGTTACTTTAATAACAACGTTGCTGATCCGTTTGGAAATGAAGGTATTGCTACCATTATATTGGCCCGCCTCGTCATTATTGATGATGGTGAACGGAATGATGCCTTTATTGCCGGCAGCAGTAAAATGAGAGACGGAAAAATCCGCCCCGGTGGTGGCCAGCAGCCCGGTGGGGTTGGGGCGGTTTTGGTAATCGGTGCCGTGGTTAAAGGCATCGTTGCTGAACTGAGCAATGAGCAGTGGGTACAGCGGATTGCTTAACAGCGAGCCGATTGCTTTATACCCAACTGATGCGACCATCAGATCGATAGCGGTTTTGATAAAGAAACCGGGCCTTAGGTTACGCACGTTTACATCGTTATTGCCCGTGGCATTGTACACCAGGTTGCCATAATCTACAACGGGCCATATCCAGCCGCTGGTGTGTGTTTGTGATGCAGCTACGTTATCCACGTTCCAGGTGTGCTGGTACGGCTCGAAAGGCGTGTTGATGCCGTAGGGTGATGTGGCATCGCCCATTTCATAAAGCTTACCGCTAAGGGCATCAAAAAAATCAACGTTGCCACTAAGTACAGTAAGCGAAGCGCTATCGTCTTCCACGCCGTTCAGTACAGCTATCCCGTTTGGGATAATCTCCAGCCCGTCCTGAACAATTTTTGCTTCGTAATTATCGTAGGGTTGTTCATTGGCAAATGCGATATCATCCGGGAAGCCCAATATCTGCCGGTTCCGTTGCGTTAAGGGCAGCTTAAATTGGTTACTGGTATTGCCCTGCTGGTTTTTTACCTCGGCCAGGTTGTTTATCTGGAAGGTGAGGGCAATCGGGCTATCGTCGGCCAGATCGGCTAGCTGGTTGTTGATGTATAGTTGCATTTGGTTGGCGGAAAGTTAAAAAAGTTAGAAAGGTTGTAAGGGGTTAGAAAAGTTAAAAAAGTTGGAAGGGTTGGAGAAGCTGGAAGTGGTTGGAAAAATTTAAATGTAAAATATCTGGTGTTGGGGCACTTTAAATCTTTTAAAGCTTCTAACTTCTCCAACTTTTCTAACCCTTCTAACTAACTTACTGCCCCTGTATATTAATTGCCGGCATGTTAAAAGTTACACTAAAGGGTGCCTGGCCGTTGCGGGTTTCGTACTCGCTGTAAGTGGCGGTATTGATGATTACCGTTTGCCACTTCACCGGGTTTTTGTTGACCAGCAGTTGCACCTTGGGCGAGTATTTGATGCTCTGCAGGCCCTTTATATCGGCTACCGATAAATCCTCGGCTACCACTTTCATCTTTTGCCCTGCCGATTTGCTGATCACATCTTCTATGCCTTGCTGGTTTTCCCAGTCGGTAACGTAGTTTTTAATGATGACGGCATTCTGCACATCCAAACTTATTTCCTGGTTAAAAACAAAACGGTAGTAGTTCCAGCTGCCGGTTAGGCCTATCCAGCGCAGGTAAACCGAGTTATCGTCTATAGCATCGTCTACCCGTATGGTTTGGATTTGGGTGAGGGTGTGTACGCCATCGTCATCGGTGTACTTCAACGTTAAATTGATGTAATAAACCTCATCAGCGAACCGGCCGCTTAATAGTAACCTGTTTAGCCCGGCTTGCCCGTTTACGGGGATAATGCCGCTGTTTTGCCTGGTGGTGACCAGTTTACTTCTCTCCTCGTTAAGTAAAGCGCCACCATCGGCTGTTAAAAGGTATCCCGTTTGCGGTCCACCCGGTAGGGGCATGCGGTTAATATCCAGCAGGGTGTACGCACAATACACGTTGAGCCCGTCCATCTCCTCAGTATAAATGAAGCCAACATCAAAGGGATAACCGTTACTATAGGCCGGTTCGGCAAAATCTGTTATCCATTTAGCCCGGGGTAAGCCATCGGCAAGGTGGGCAAAAGGCACATAAGCCGCCAGGTTGCCGCCGTAGCGCTCGCCCAGTTGCTTTGCAGCATACAGCACGTAATAGTTGTGGCCGATGGGTATATATGCTGAGGTTTTGGTCACGCCATCTTCATCCCATTCCTCGGAGTAGGCAATCCGATAGCTTGCGCTCAGGTCTTCGTCATGATAGGTGTTCTGTGCGTAATTGCTGGCATCCTGCGCCTGCAGCAGGCTCTGCGCAAAATTGGATATGTCGGCTTTTACCAGGCCGCTGGCATCGGGCCGGTTGGTTGATGTAATGGTTCTGGCTATGCCGGTTTGTTTATCGGTATAGGTTATCTGCGTAAGCACTTTGTAATACGGTCGCATCTTGTTGATGTTGATGAAGCCAGTTCCGTTGCCTGCGAAGGGTGTTTGTATAGTGAGGTAGGCATTGCCGGCAACTTTTTCCACCCCGTAAACGCCAATGTACGGTGCGGCGTTTACATATACTTTATCGCCGGGCAGTAAAGTCGGTTTGCCTGAAATGGGGTTAAGCACGGTATTTACCTGCAAAGTGGCGTAGCCCGTCATGGTATCAGGGGTTGCTGCAATAATGCCGAAATCCTTACGCTGATAGGTAAACACGATAGGATTAAAGGCGGCGTTCCAATGGGATGTATTGCCATCGGGCAGCGTTGCCGAAGGCCCCGAAACCAGCAGGCTGCTTAAGGTGGGCAGCAATACGCTCAGTTCGGCGTGGCAACCATTGCTATCGCGCACATAAACCGTTTTTACGCCACCGCTAAGCCCGGTAAACAGAGGCGATTGCTGGAAGGTTACGTTATCCAGGCTGTACTGGATGCCGCCATAGCTGCTGCCGGCATGCGCGGTTATCTGCCCGTCGTTTGCGCCGGTAGCGGTTTCGGGTTTGGTGATGCTGATGCTGATGGAGCTGATGGACAGGTCGCAGCCGCTAACTACAGGGTCGGTATCGCCGGTGCCGGGAATGAGCGAGATGATGCTGAAGTTGATGTAGAAATGATAGGTTTCTTCGCCCAGGTAATTGTACCGCCTATCGCTGAAAGTACCGGAGTAAATCATTTTGCTTTGCCCCGAAATAATTACCTCCTGCTGGCTTATGCTGCCGTTATCATCTATGCCGTAGGTTACCTTGCAGTTGTTGCCGTTTGCAGGTTCGTTGGTTACTGTATCGATAATGGAGATGTAAATATCGCCACGGTCGGTTTCGCCGCCGTTTTGGTCGGGGTAGGTTGATACCAGATTTAAGTAATCTATTTTTGCTATTAAGCTCATTTTATTGTTTTTGATTTCACAGATTTTAATGATTACACCGATTTGTAAAGAAGTGGCGGCTAAAACGCGTCGTAATACATGGTATTGAGGGTGATGGTGAGGCCTACACCGGTAGTGTTTGTATCGTACTTATTGTAAACAGGCAGGCATTTGGCTTTTTCGCCTGCTTTTATGCGGAAGTAGCGGCCTTCGCCATCGCGGTATTTAGCGGCTTTTACCATAAACTGGTTGGCCATTTGCAGGGCCTGCTGCACATAGGTTTCGTTTTCGGCGGTATATTGGCCAAACTCGGTCTTGTATAAAAACTCCAGGTAGAGGGTGAAAACATTGTCGACCGAGCCATTTACCTGCGGCGATACTACGATGGGCTGCAGCGGATAAAGCATGACGCAGGGGAAAGCGGCATCATCGGCCAGGGTGTTCAGTTCTTTTTCGGTGCCGTACAAAAAGCCAGGTGAGCCGCTAAGCGTTTGTACGATAGATTGGATTTGGTTGCGCATAGGTTAGTGGAGCCCCCCAACCCCCTGAAGGGGGAGCTTTTGATTTTATTCCCTCACTCCCCCTGAAGGGGGAGTGAGGGTTCACAGGGATTTTATGTTAATTTTAATTATTGTTACTGCCTAATGCCATTCAAAAACTCCCCCTTCAGGGGGCGGGGGGGGGCAAAAGTTCCCCCTTCAGGGGGTTAGGGGGCTCGCCAGTTCACTATACCTTTTCTGGTACTCCGCTTCGGTTTTATTCAGCAACAGCTTCGTGAGGATGCGTTCGTAGGGCATGGCCAGGATAAGGTTCCATTTGGTGATATCGCCCCCGGCAAGGGCGTTTACGGTGTTGATATACCTAAACTTTTCGAAAGCGTGTATGCCAGCCCTTTTTTCAAGAGATGTAACAACTGATGCCAAAAGCCGGTTTTCGGTTTCGATAAGTTGGGAAAGCTCATAAAAAAATGCTTGGCGATGGGCAGCGCCTCCGTTACCCATAGTTTTTTGATGACATCAGTAAAATTGGCGGCAGCGTATTCGTCGTAACTATTGCCCGTTGCCCTGCAATAAAAGTAATAGGCCAGTACTTTACAACAAGCTGTAAGCGAGGGGTTAAAATAATCCTGCCAGTTTTCTTCGCCATATTTTTTGATGTGGGCGGCAATTTCATCGGCTATTACATCACGTGCCGCCATAAATGCCCCGGCGGGCTCTACCGAAAGGTTTTTGAGTACATCAAGCGTCACCTGTTTTTCGCCGACTGTCAGCATAACGGTTTTAGGTACGGCATCGCTACTGTACAGGTATTTGATCTGGTGCGACAGGTTAAGCACCGCATCGGCAAAATCCATAAAGTCATTGGCATTGCTTACGTTTTGCAGTTCGGTTGCAGGCACACCCGATAGGATACTGATAGCGTCCAGGTCTTTCAGGTCGGGTGTATCCTGCAATTGCATCATTTGCCCTAAGGTTACTTCGCTTAGTTGTTGCGGCATGCTTATAAGGAGCCTGCCTTGGTTGGTTTTGAGTGTTTTTTGTATCATAATGGTTTGCCCCCCAGCCCCCTGAAGGGGGAGCATTTTGACAAGTTTAGTTTACAGGGATTAGATATAGTTTTGTTAAAGGCAGTGTGTAGTTCAGAAATTCCCCCTTCTCCATAGGAGTCCTTCGGACAGGGGGTTAGGGGGCTTACGCCATCCCTATAAGCTCTTCAAAAACTCCTCCGTTGGCTAACGGAGGCTGGGGGGCTGTTGCCTGCGGCAGTGTGCTTTTGAGGGTTTTGGGTGCTGCTATCTTTAATTTGTTGAGGGCCACGTAGCGTAAGGGATCGATGAGGTGGTTGCAGGCATCAATGGGTTGGTTGATGGTTTTGCCGCTCTTATCTGTTTTCCATTTGTATTTGCCCAGTTCTTTGCGCAGGTTTATGCTGGCACGCGTTACGTTTATTTTGTAGCGTTTCAGTATATCAATGGAGTGGACGATGCTATCCGCGCCTTTTTTTGCGGGCGTAACGTACCAGCCCATCCGTTTAAGTTCTTCTATCGTTTTCGGCTCTGCACTATCGGCAATAATCTCGGTATTTTTGCTGATGCCCGCGGCTTTGAGGCGTTTGGCTAAATCGGTATTGGTGAGGCCGGTTTCGTACAACACCTCATCTACCCAAAGCTCGCCGTTTTGGCGATACACCAGCAGGCAGCCTGATTCATCGTTGGTGAAGCCAAAATCGAGACCGGCGGCCAATAGTTTAGCATCCTGCGGAATTTCTTCGCATACGTACCAGTTGTTGAACACCAGCCCTTTTATTTTGCCGGTAAGGCCACGGGCGTAAACCTTCCATAGTTCTATATCTACGTCTTTCAGGGCTTCTACTTTTTTGCGGATGCTATCTTCTGCAAAGGGGTTATGCCTGTGGTCTGAAATGATGAGTTGCACCCCCGGCTTGCCAATAATATTTTCGTGCACCCAAAACTCGCTGTTTGGGTTATAATCAATGTAGATGCGCTTGCGCGTGCGCAAGGCCAACTCGGTATAAACTTCCCATTCAACGCCGTCGGCTTCGTTTATAAACAGGTAATCGCGCTTGCCCGATTTGGCATCCTGCGCATCGCTGTAGCTTCTAAACTCGATGATGCTGCCGTTATTGAACTCAAATATCCTATCGGTTTTGTTGTAGTTTTTTACCAATTGCTGCAAAGGGGCCGATGTAGCGTAAATGTTTTGCGCATCGCGCAGGGCACCCGCTTTAAGGTTGGGGATATCTTGCCCAACTACAGTAATTATCTGTGCGGAGGTCTCGCAGGCAAAACAAAAAAGAGCTTGCTCTATGGCGTATGTTTTGCCCGAGCTTGTGCCGCCCTGGTTAACCACCACATCGGCCACGGTTTTATAGTTATGATAGAATAGTTTGGATGCTTCCATTGCTTTAAAGCTTAGCAGTGCGATAAATAAGAAGTGAATTTGTCGGCCCGCTAAATAGCAGCGGGTGGCGGGGAGATAAAAAGGTATCGGTATGAACAGGGGGGAGCTGATTAGCTACAAGGCAACGTCTTTTTCTTTTTCGGCCAGTTTGGGGCCGCTATCCTGTATGTTGACGCACACATTAACCGATGTGTTGTTCGCAGATTTTGCTTCGTGTTTTTCGTGCCAACCCATGCACTTTAGCGCAAAAATGGCACCCGTAGGCGATGGCTTATGTAATTTCTTTTCGTACTCACAGGCAATACGCAGGCGCGCTTCCTGTAGTATTTTTTTATAAACGCCTTTTTGTTCGTAGGCTTCAAACTCATCGAGGCTTTTAAAACCAAGAAAGAGCGCCAGGCCGGTAAGCAGGGGAGGATCGGTTTTATCATCTGTGGTAATGCGGATCACGTTCGGCGATTCTTTTTTTCTATTTTTTAGCTGAGGCCTTTTTTCTGGCTCGGGGGCACCCTTTACAGAAAGGAAATACCGCTCAATGCGGTCGCTAAGCTCGGCTGCTGTGTAAAAATAAGTCATGATGATGAGATGGATATTTTATGTTTAAAATGCCGAACGGCATATTTTATATACAAATGTACGAGTATTTTTTGAAAAATGCTAATAATTTTAGAGCCTGTTTAAATTTTGTTCAATAATAATTTTATAGCACCGAGTTTGACCATATTTTCAGAAGTTTCAAGCAGCAGTTCATAGTTTCTGCATAACCTTCTATCGTTGTCGAACCAAGAA